GATGAACTTTTGTTTACCATCAACAATCAGGGGTACTTAGTACAATGAGATACATCAACATACGCGGCACGAACGGCAGCGGCAAGACAACGCTGCTGCGAGGCTTGGTTGCTTCTGCTCAGGTGGCAAAGCTACGGGTGCCGATACCGGGCGGCCGAAAGAACGACGTTATCACGATAGCCGGTGACAATTGCGCGGTCGTGGGCGACTACTCAAGCAGGACAACGGGCGGCTACTCAGCCGGCCTAGACCGAATCCAGACGCAGGCCGAGGCAAAGAGCGCCATTGAGTTCGCGGCAACCTTGCCCGGTGTGGACGTGGTGCTATTTGAAGGCCTCCTGGTCAGCACGATATACGGGCCGTGGCTTGAATGGTCACGCGCGAACGGCGGGATGTGCTGGGCCTATTTGGACACCCCTATTAACCTTTGCCTCGACCGCGTTCAGCGGCGCAACGGCGGCAAGCCGGTGAAGACTGAGCAGATCGTAGCCAAGCACCGGACGATCGACCGGACGAAGCAGAAAGCAGAAGCGGACGGACAAGAAGTCGCCGTACTGCGGCATGAACTAGCGCTCGACGACCTGGAGCGCTTGATACTTTAATACACCACAGAAGCGAGAGAACCATGAGACATACACTTGAAAAAGCGCGCCCGTTCGAGCCCACCGGAAAGGGCGGCGGAAGCAAGCCCGGAAAGCCCCAGTGGACTTGGCCGGAAGTAATGAAGGTGGTTGCGGCGGCGGTTGCCGTGCGTGCTGCGGGAAGCGAAAAAGAGCTTATCGACAACAAAAAGTTCCCACTAAAGCTGCGAGAGTTTGACGCGCAGATGAGCCTATTGTTACCCGGCTGGAAGCGTGTGTGCGATCGAGCCGGCGGCAAACGCAAAACGAATTGGGCCAGTCTACTCAAGAACCGACCGTACAAAATCTGGTATGCGGGTACATCAGACCGTGGCACAGACCACGACCCGAAAACGCGCGCCGCCCCCAGCAAAGAACACTGGCGGCGGCGCGTGCCTTGCGATAGCCCGCTGGTGACCGTCTACAACAACGTTGTATCAAACCGCGTGTCGACCGTCGACGGTTGGCATGAGTACCTGGAACCAAAATTCAAGGAGAACGAATAGTGAAAGAGTATCTCTGGAATTGGATGAGGGAGCGCGAGAGCATCCGCCAGCGCCGCGAGCGCGGCGAACCTTGGCCGTGGACAGACGACAAAGCGTTGCTTAAATACCGGTTTTGTAACGTCTTCCGCGAGCGCGACCGCGTTACTGAGTGGATCGAGGCCAACATACGCCAACCGTTCGCCGACCACCAGCACCTGTGGTTCATGCTCGCGATCGCGCGGTACACCAACCGGATTAGCACGCTGCGCGAGCTTATCGGCGGCGGCGACACGTGGCCCCACCGAGAGAGTTTCAAGCCCGAACACCTTACGCGGGCGCTCGAGCAGTTGGCAGCGGCCGGGGAGCGCGTCTACACCGGCGCGTACATGCTCCGGGCAGAAAGCGATCCCAAAAAGCCGTGGTACGCTTGGACCAAGCACCGGTACATCGCTGAGATCGTGTTGGGCCGGTTGTGGGAGGATCGTGTGGCGTGGTCGCGTTACCTAGAAAGCGGGCCAAGTCTAGCGGACGTTTGGGCCGAGCTACAGGCGCATCGCTACATCGGTTGGGGGCCGTTCACGGCCTATGAGTTGGTGACCGACCTGCGCCACACGCGTTACCTGTGCGACGCGCCGGACATCTACGCCTACGCAAACGCAGGCCCGGGGGCGCTGCGCGGCCTGAACCGTGTGTTCGGACGCCCGCTGAACCAGGGCTTGAAGCAAAAGCAGGCGCTGGCGGAAATGCGGTCGTTGCTGTTCGACGCCAACAATTCGTCTCGCCCGGATTGGGCTGAAGTGTTCGGGCCGGCGCGCGCGGGCTGCCGGTTTGAGATGCGGGACATCGAGCATTCGCTATGCGAAACGGACAAGCATCGCCGAGTTTTAGGCGGCGAAGGACGGCCGCGCGGCAGGTACAAACGACCAGAAGGAGCATAATATGAGAGTTATCATAGCAAACACGCCCGACGAAGGGCTAACAAGTGGGTTGAAGGCGCTGCTGTTCGAGGGGCAGAACGTTCGCCCGCGCGGTGCAGAGACGCTGGAGTTCCCTACGCCGGTGACGACGGTGTACCCTGATCCGCGTCAGCGGGTCATATTCAATGAGGTGCGGAATGCCAACCCGTTCTTTCACATGATGGAGGCGCTTTGGATTCTGGCCGGGCGCGAAGACGTGGCGTGGCTCAAAATATTCAACCGCAAAATAGGCGATTACAGCGACAACGGCGTAACGTTCCACGCGCCCTACGGCAAGCGGATAGCCGGGCAGATAGACCGCGTTGTGGATCTGCTACGGCGTGACCCGGACAGCCGCCGGGCCGTTCTGCAAATATGGGATCACAACCGAGACCTGGGCAAGGATAGCCTGGACATACCGTGCAATGACCTTGTATTCTTGAAGATTCGCGGGGGTCGCCTTAATATGACGGTCAGCTGCCGAAGCAACGATATTGTTTGGGGCTGCTACGGGGCGAACGTCGTTCAGTTCAGCATGCTACACGAGTATCTGGCCAACCGGCTGTACGTAGACGTAGGCACGTATAACCAGGTTTCGGACAGTTACCACGCCTATACCGGCGCCAGACCAGGGCTGTACGACATTCAGCTTGCCGGCGAGCAACAGGTCAGCCGGTATAGCGCCCACTGCCGAGATACCGACACCGTTAGTGTTCAGCCCACGCCGTTACTGCAACTGAGGGAGTCGCCGGCGGATTTTGACGCTGACCTAAGCCTGATGTTCTGGTTGTTCGATGATCCGGTGCGAGCGCCTCGCCCGCCATACCACCGACCGTACCGCACCACCTTTTTCAGGTACGTTGTCGATCCGATGATGGTGGCGTGGTGCTACCACAAGGACGGCGACAAACCGGAAGCGCTCAAGTTGCTCGCAAGAACGCGACAGCTTCAAATCGGCGCCCCCTACGATTGGATACAGGCTGGATTTGAGTGGGTGGAGCGCGCTAGCCACCGGTCGAAATAACGTGTTTACTTCGGGGTAGTAACCTAGTATACTAAACGCTCTGGCGGGGATCGCCGGAGCTAACAGGAGAACCAACATGGAATCAGATTGGATTAATAGTACCGCCGACGGTATACCAGCGGCCGCCAAGTTTTGGGAGCGCCGGCACTTGAAACCAGAATGGATTAATAGAATCACCGACGGTATGCGCGTTAAGCGCTGCCACACCATCCCGATCATCCAGACTCATACGGTCGGCGATCACACGTCACAGGCGATGGCCTACGTTGTAGAATTGCTCGCCCTGAACAGCGAGCCGGAGACGTATTACGAAACGTTAGGCCGGTGTATGATGCACATGCTCCAGCACGACGTGGCCGAAGCCTACACAGGCGATATGCCAGCGGACGCCAAGCAGGAGCAGCCCGACTTGAGCCTAGCGCTGGGGCGCGTCGAGCAGTTGTGGGAGCGCGCGCACTTGAGGAGCGTAGGGCTAACGGCCCAGGACAGGTTGATATGCAAGGCGGCCGATTGGCTCCAATTGATGGACTTTTGCGTTCAAGAGCGCCTGATGGGCAACAAGAGCGTTGACCAGATGTTCCGCAACATATCGGAGTATCTGCTGGCTCACGACGCGACCCAGCTGCCCGGTGTCTACCAGATGTGGCATACCCTTGACAGGGCGTTCCGCGAGGCAAAACGATGAACGCGAATAATAGGCAAGAAGGCGGCACCCACTACCAAACGCTATACCAGCACTGGGATTTTGCGCTGGATACGGGTTTGGGCTACCTGGTCGGCTGCGCTACGAAGTACGTGGCCCGGTGGAGAAAAAAGGGAGGCTCGGATGACTTATGCAAAGCCGCACACTATGTTGACAAGCTGATCGATGAGTATGTGCCAGTGGTTGATCCAGCAGCCGAGGGGGGGATCATGGAGCGCATCGGCTTTTGTAAGACGTTCGCAGAGCTAAACAACCTGAGCCCTCGGGAACAGGACATCATTACGAATCTGGTGGCAGAGTACGATTTTGCTTCGCTAGAGGCTGCGGCCCTGGCGATCGACGAGCTGATAAACGACTACGACAGCGCAGATCCAGGGAGAGGGTATGTCGACCAGGACTAGCCGTGCGGCAGCGAACGCCCCCCGTTTCCACCACAGGAGAACATCATGAAATGGACGAAGATCGAACCTGGCGGCAGTATGCCGCCGTCCGGATTGGCCGTGATTATGGCCTGCTACAATCGCGAGGGGCAGCCCAGGCGGCTCCGTGCAATGTACGCCGCGCCGATAACGCTTGAGCATTACCCGGACTTTGACGGGGATAATAATGCAGTGTGGGACGAAGTCAGCGATCAATACTACCTAACCGCTGGCTGGTACGAAGCCAATGAGTACGACGAGATCGAATGGCGGGTTGATGGCGACGTAACGCACTGGATGCACTTGCCGGACTGGCCGGCAATGTATAACTCCATAAAACCGGTGAGATAATGAATAAACATATGGATCGAGATACCATGTCGCGCGTGAGCTGTGGCAAAGCGGCGAGTGAAGGTTACCGCCGCGAACGCCGCGCCCAGGTCTGGCGCGTTATTGGGCTCGTACTGTTGGGTGCGGCTGTAGTGGCGTTCGATCGGAAGAAAGCCTTATGGCAAGCCGAGGCGCTAGAGTCTGTGTCAACGCAACGCCCGCCCGGCTCCATGCAACGTAAATGGCTGCAAGAAGAGGCGGCTGAAATTCGCTGCCAGGCCGAGGAGCGCAGTTTTTCGGAATTGGCGGAACAGGAGTAACCCATGGACAACCAGCACAAAAAGATCAGCGGATATCGAGACTTGTCGCAGGAAGAAATCGACC